CGCCAATGACCAACGGACAGGAAGTCAAAGACATATTGAAAGCACCTGTTGCAAGCGAAAACATCTGGGACGATGGCAACTTCTACCCCATGGGTTCAATTGTGAACCAAGGTGATGTGTACTATCGAGCCACTCAAAACACACCCGCTGGTACTGCCATAACCAATTCCACCTTCTGGTCCTTGTACACTCCGCTGACCGAAAGCGATGTGTTTAGTACCAGACCCAAAGATCAAGAAATCAATGATGCCATACTTACACAGGCCGATATTGAAGTTCCGTTGTCAGGCTACGACACACAACAGTTCTATATAGAGCCCACTATCAACGGTGCTCCTGCTAATCCCACAAATTTAACTGGTGATGATTCAGACGTGACTGTGGACGGCACACAGGGCGGCATGTCCGTGACTCCCGACAGCCCAGGCTACACTAGAGGTTACCTGACTGGTGATGCTGTTCCCAATGGACTTCCGGTTACCACAGGTATTGCTTTTCCATTGAATCCAGTCAGTGGGGATTATGTACTTCGTCTAGACTACAAACCCAATCGTTTGTTCCGTTATGATGGCCGAGTGTGGGTCAAAATTGAAGATGCTGTACGAACTGATCTCAACAATGGGCCAAATAACAAGACCCAACGCAGCGGCTTTGTAAATAACACTGACACAGTGACCACCACAGACCGTGGCACAATTCCAAGTCGTCAGAGTCTGTCAGAAATACTGAAACCTCGAGCTGACAACGGCGGCTAAGGAGAAACAAAATTCAACAATTTTTTTATGACAATCAGATAAGACGGTTCTTGCTGCAGTTTACTAGAATCTGCAGCAACTTCCAGGTAGAGTATGGGCGAGAAGAAAACAGCGAAAACGCTGCATTACTTCGTGTGCCTGTTCGCTACGGCGATGCCAGTCGCAATGCACAAAACATCATTCAGGAAAACAGTCGTAACTCCATGCCGGCTAGTCCACTGATGACATTTTATGTTTCTGGATTAGACTACGACCGTCCTAGAATGCAGGATCCAACATTTGTGAGCAAGATTGCTGTGCGACAAAGAACCTACGATGAGTCTACAGAAACATACGAAAACACACAAGGCAATGCTTTTACCATTGAAAGGCTGATGCCTGTGCCCTACAAACTGGGCATCACGCTAGATATTTGGACTTCCAACACCAACCAAAAGTTTCAGATTCTAGAACAGATGTTGACCCTGTTCAACCCCAGTTTAGAAATTCAAAGCACAGACAACTACATTGACTGGACCAGTCTCAGCATAGTAGAACTAGAATCATCTGTGTGGACTTCCAGGACTATCCCAATGGGTGCTCAGGACACAATTGACATTGCTACTCTCAAATTTAACTTGCCTATCTGGATCAGTTCTCCTGCCAAGGTCAAGAAACTAGGCGTGGTAGAGCGTGTGATTGCTTCCATGTACGATGCTCAGGGCGACCTAAATGAAGCTGTGACCAACAATGATCTGTTGCTGGGCACTAGACAACGTATCACTCCGTTCAACTATGGACTTGTGGTTGTGGGCAACAAGATTCAATGTCTGCAGCCCACACTTACATCGGTTGAAGCCAACGACTCACTTGATCCCAATGCTGTAGTTTCTGACAGCAACCTGTTATGGCCTGCTGTGATTGACATGTATGGTACACTGAGACCTGGAGTAAGTCAACTGCGTCTTGAACAAGACAACGGCACCGAAGTAATTGGTACCATTGCACTAGATCCCAGCGACGATCGTTTTGTAATTTTTGATCCTGATTCAGACACGTTGCCACAAAACACTCTGGCACCTGTAGACGCTGTGATTGATCCACTGGTGAGTGGACCACAAGACGGCCTGGATTCTGCTGTGGAAGGGCAACGCTATCTCCTGGTAGAGGCCACTGGTGATCGCAACAACGAGTTCAACCCTGTGGCTTGGCTGGGTGCCAATGGTCGTCCACTGGTGGCTGAAGCCAACGATATCATCGAGTATGTCAACGGCTACTGGCGGGTAATGTTCAGAGCAGCAGGTGCCAGTGCGGGTCAGTATGTGACCAATATCACAACCAGTATTCAATACGAATGGCTTGGCTCAGGATGGGTCAAAAGTTATCAAGGGGTCTATCCTGGAGGCACATGGAGTCTGGTGCTTTAAAAGCAGTAGGTGTTTGGTTTCGCAGCCTGGACACTGGTCGTTATCTGTATCTGTTACGCAACGACTCCAAGCATCCTGGTGCTTGGGGACTGCCTGGCGGCAAACTAGAGCCTGGAGAGACCTTGCTGGGCGGTATGGAACGTGAGTGTATTGAAGAACTAGGCAGCTTTCCCACTTACTTGCGACTGATTCCAATAGAAAAATTCACTACCTCTGACGGTGCTTTTGAATATCACACCTGGGTATGTGTGTTGGCCACAGAGTTTACTCCCAGACTAAATCATGAGCATCTGGGTTATGCCTGGATTGATGCCGGAATCTTTCCACGACCCATGCACCCGGGCCTGTGGAATACCATCAACATTGATGCTGTGCAACAAAAAATCCTGCGTGTGGAGCAGGATCTTTTGTGACGTTTAGGCCTGGCTTTCTCTAAAACTCAGTTGCACGTCGCCAGTTGGTGTTGTTTGTGTGGTCAATGCTGTGATTTGCACAGCCAACACTTCGGGACCATTGGGATAAGTTCCTGCTCCTGGAATAGCACTGGTACCAATCTGTTTGACAGCGCTGAGATCTAGAAAGCCGCCTGTGGTGGTGTTGACTGGAATAGCAAACAGTCGTTCACCGCCTGTAATTTCAATAGTCACAGTCAACACGGTCAATGCCAAGTCGTTGGCAGGTGTGGCACCACCAATCACATTGCCCAAGATTTTTAATGTGTCGCCCACTGCGTATCCTGTGCCTGCATTCTGAACTGTGATACTAGTGGTAGTGGTGCTGTATGTGGTTCCTGCTCCAGTAAGACTCACACTCAGCACTGCGTTGGCACCTGTGGCTGACGACACCACTACCGGAACCAAGTTTGCAAAATTTCTAGATTTAGAACTGGTTGTTTTGACACCAGATCTTGAAAAGCCGCCTGCAGTGTTTAGAGGAGCGCCAGTGACACCGCCAGTTGCAGTGCCTTCGTAGGTGGGAGCCACAGTAAACTGACTGAAACTGGGCTGGAACCCGCCGCCGGTGTTGTTTAGTCCCTGCCAACTGGTATTGGCACTATCAATGTTGTTGGGATTCAAGATGCCTTCCACAAGATAACGTCCTGCTGTGCCCTGCACGTTGAGACTCACCAGACTCAACTGTGAGCGGTTGATCAGGTCGCGATCGCCTAGGTTACCAATGATACCGTTGCTGACGCTGGGAGCCAATCTCATGGCAAACACCAGTTCTTTTTCACCAACAGTGGCTGGCAAACCAAAGTTGGTTCTGTTGTAGGTATACTGGAAAGCAGCATCTTCATCAAATCCGCCGTCCATGATTACACTACTACCCCAGTGATTGACCACTGGAGTACAGGTATTGGAGATCAAGATCACACCTGTGTTGACAGCATGACTGACAGCAGCCGAACTGGTAAATGAACGGTTTTGTCCTTGGATCCACTGAGTGAACGTTGCAGCCCGTGTACAACCTGTCAAGGTGTTGACGGTTTTGCCAGAGTACTTAATAATTTCGCTTTCAATCATCACAAACACAGGATAGTCTACACTAGCGTCAGGATAGTCTGTGGCGTCGGTCAACACAATACTGGTCACAGCATCGTTGATTGCAGCAGCTAGACCCACAACAGGAGTGTCGTTGATGGCCTCGTAACGTGCTGGCAAGTTACCTGACCGCATGTAGGCTTCGTAGTTGATGTTGTTGTTGGGTTTGCGATGCGCAGGAATCATTTCGCCGCGTTGGCCACGGATCATCCATTGTGCATAACCAGCACCGTACCACGAGTATTCAATCCCCAACATCTGCATACGTCCTGAATCCAGTGTGTAACCGCTGGGTCCTGTGCCATCTAACACATCAATGTTGAAGTCAGATTGACGTACTCTTATTTCCTGCCGTAGACACATTTTTACACCATTTTCATTGGACACGCCGCGATAAGTGGGAACCACGGTCATACGCTTTTCGCTGAGGATACCTGTGACTGTGTGCGTCATTCCGCGAATGACCACTTGATCGCCGTTGTTGAGTTGTTCTTGGAAACGACTCACATCGTCACCAACCACAAGGTTAGAACCTGTGCCCACGCTGACTCGACCAGCCACCTGGAATGTACTGCTACGCTGTACCACGTTGATGCTTTGGCCGTCACATTCCCAGAACAAGCCGTTTTGATCATCAAATATACCAGCTCGCACACTGGCACCGTGCCAGGCTTCTACATTGACTCGAGGCTGGGGTGCCAGGTCAGGTGTGGCAGTTTCTAATGTGGCTTGTGCTTCTACTATGAATGACACATCGCTCACAATGCTAGATACCACATATCCAGAAAAATTGTAGCCCGTGGCATCAATACCCGACAGTTCTATCACTGCACCAGGATTTAATCCGTGTTCAATGTCCGTCTCAACTGTGATGTCACTGTTGACTGCAGTTCCAGCAGCTGAAATGGCCACAATGTCAAATGTGGGTTTGAGCATGGTACCAGATGTAAACAACAGGCCTTTACCTGACTGATAGCGGAAGTATTTTTTGGTTTGTCGAATTGCACTGGCACCGCGGGTGGGTGCTCCTGCACTCATGACAACACCGCCATCAAATGGTCTTGGCAAGAACACAGCACTGGAACGCACATTGATCTCACCTGTCAACGCACCTGACACTGCAGCACCTGTTTTGGCTGTGTAGGTAAATGTGCTGGTGCTGGGCACACTCAGCACAAAGAAGTTGCCTGTACCGTAGAGATAATTGGTTCCTGCGGTCAAGTTGGCAATGATTGTGGTGCCCGGCACCAGGCCGTGCGCATATCGTGTGGTCACTGTGATGGTAGCAGGATCAGAACCGTTACCAGCAATGCTCAAAATGTCAAGATCAGCACCGGTAAATGCGTAGGCTTGACGCAGCACGGTATCGTCGCGGTTTAGTGGAAATCCCACTGCTGGTGCTACAACAGGACCAAAAGTAATAAATGCAAAGTTATTGACGTTGTAGCCTTGGTCAGTTACAATGCTCTCGCCTTCGGCTTGGCTTTGTTCCAGGTTGATAGCGTTTACATAACCAAATTCAGGTACTCCATGATCAGGAGCATTGACGCCCACAATTGGTAGATCAGGATCAGCACTGGTGTTGTAAACGCCAGTCATTCTGACCATCAAGGATCCTGATGCAGCAGCGGTCAATGCTGTGGTACCGTAGGCGCTTCGACTAATGGTCTGAACACCGTTGACCGCAGTGCTGATAGCAGTGTGTTGAACTAGTTCAACGTTGCCACTCAGCTTTTGAACAATTGATCCAATGGCAGCAGATGACACAGACGGAATGTTGTACCAGCCACGTGTAAGATCAATTGAAGTTCCGTCAGGAACTTCAATCACACTTGCCACTTCAATCTGCGGCACAACAAAAATAGCATTGCCTGACGTGATATTGACTCCGGCACCGTTGGTGTTGTTGGTCTGACGAACCACAGTGAGTGTGTTGGTGCTGACGTTGGTCACTGCCATGGTTTCAAACACATTGGCTGTGTCAGTGGCCACAATCACGTAAGTGCCATCAACAATGCCTGCTGTACTAGCATTGGCAACCACCACAGTGGTTGTGGCAGTACTAGTGATAGTGGTAGCAACAGTGGTGCCGCCCGAAGTTGGTTTAGGAATAATTACCACCTGGTCGCCTGCTGCAAATCCCGTGGAACTGGCCACTGTGAATTCACGTTCTTGTGGGCTCAGCACGTTGGCAGTCAAATGAGTACTCACAAAAGGTGTTGTATTGCCTTGTGTTTGACTGATCAGCAGTGCAAAGTCATTGGCAATCCAGGGTGCAGTGCCAGCATTGCTGAGACGTACTGCAGTGTCCACGTTGCTGGTAATCACATCGTCGCCAGCAATCAAAGACACATATCCATTGGTTGAAATATTTAAATCAGCACCTGTGTCTTCGTAGAACCCAGGAATATTGTTGTTGGTTGAAAAATTTTGCCATTTGGTATTCTGCAGACCGTATTCAAAGTCAGCGTCAATCAGTGCAGTAGGATTAGACACACGCTGGCGACCAATGGCATCTTCGCCAAATGGCCATGGTCTTGTTTCTAAATCTGTATTTTCTACATAGACTGCCAGTTTGTCACTGCCACTCAGAGTGTTGGTGTTGAGGTCCAGGGCCAGTGTGGTCACACCATCATATGCTGTAGGGAAATCAGCAGTGACGGATGCGGTATAACTTACTGTGCCGCCTAGAACAGGGTCACCAAAATTGTAGATGTTGACATTTACTGTGGTGTCGTAAATGGCCAAAAAATCTGACAAGGCATAACGCCCAGGTACTTTGATTGTGCCAAGACCTGCTGTGCCTGGTGTGAATACGTAGTCGTATAATCGTTGTCGTGCCATTTATTAAACTCCAAATATAATTTGATTTGCTGTCAAGCGAGACTGGGTATTGGTGTCAAACTTGTTGTAACTGATTGCTCCATTGGCAATCTTGCTGTTGATCACTGTGGCATCGCTTGGCGTGCCAGTATATAGTGTGTCTCCAAACAACAGTGCAAAGAAAGGCGTGTTGTTGACTGGTGCCACTGCAAAGCTGATGGTTGCAGCATTGATACTGAAGTCTACCCCAGGATTCTGCGGTTCGCCATTGAGTACCACCAACATGGACAACGATGTGGGTGGAGAAAAACTCACACCACCCACTGTGATGTTGAATGTCTGTGTGACCCCGTTGAAGGCCAGTGCATCCATTTTGCGATACTGTCCAATCTGCGGTGTATTACCTAAATAAGCCATTTTTTTCCTTACATTCTGCCAACAACAATTTCAATTGTGCCAGCGTTGCCGTCAAAATCTTCCAGTGCCTTGCCGATCACTGTGCCCATGGCAGGCGTGGCACAGGCCTGTGCATGTCCGTTGCCAGCACTCACCATCATGTCGCCCTTGCGTACTGTGCCTGTGACCTGGGCAGGTACTCGCCCTGTCAGGGCCAGAGCCACTGCAAAATCACAATCCAGGGTTGAATTCATCAAGTGTGCAGGATGGGTGGACACCACGCCAGCAACTCGTGGGTCGCTGGCCTGTGTGCTAAGTGTGACCTCTTGTGAGCCGCCAAAACTCAACACAGTGCCTGGAGCGTATGTTGCGTCAGCACAGTACATCTCGGCCAAGTCAGCGTATTGTGCTGAGGTTGCTTTGGCAAATATTGTGTTGAATGCGCTGGCCACTGCACCAATGTTGCCTACCCCGTTTGATCCTGTTTTGGTAATTGAACTCAGGCTTACTAGGCCAGCAGTGATCAGGTTCCCGCCTGTGATGTTACCAGTGGCCACTACTAGACCTGCTGTGGTCAAGTTGCCGGCGGCCACGTTGGCTGTGACGGTGACACTGCTGAGAGTGCCCACACTGGTGATATTGGGTTGTGCTGCTGTGGTCACAGTACCAGCTGTGGTAGCTGCTCCAGTCAACGCACCCACAAACGTAGTTGATGTTACACTGGTCAACCCAGCCACAGTAGTCACTGTTGCGCCCAAAGTAAGTGCTGTGCTGCCCAGCGTGACTGCTGCGTTGG